ACTTTATTTTTAGGATTTTTCTGTTGGTTAGTTTTGACTAACTCTTGTTCGTCTTTTTATCGAACATACGTTCGTCCTGAAGCAAGGGTTTGACACGACTTACTTCGGTTAGTTACGACTAACTTAGCCCTAAAAGAAAAAGCCTTGCTTTTGCAAGGCTTTATTTTACTCTACTGTGATTTCAGTAATCTCGAAACCGTAAGGCTTCTGATAATCCTCTTCTGCTACTTTCTGCTCTTTGTTGTAGCCTGCAAAAATGTATCCTTTCTCTTCTGCTTCTTTTGCATAGTTCTCTGCTTTCTCTTTTGTGTTGAAGAACTTTTCTACTGTCTGGAAACCGCTTCTGTCACTTGTAAACCAATAATCAAATGCTTTGTAAGATACCTTGTAAATTGTTGTCATAATGTTCACCTTTTTAACCTTTCCTTTTTTAGCACTTTGTTTAGTGCCTTTCCTTATCTTCTGAATACATTATAACAAATAAATACTATTTTGTAAATGATATTTTTTAACCACTTTTATTAAATTTCTTGATCTTTTTTAATCACTTTATTTTACTTAATTCTAACAATTATAATGTTGGTTAGTTGTAGCTAACTTAGGCTATTCTCGTTTAGCTTGGGCAACAGTCAACTAACTTAGATTAGTGTTGACTAATTGATGTTAGTTGTAACCAATTAGTGTTAGTTTTGTCTTACTTGAGTTAGTCAGCACTAACTTAGGTTAGTCGTGTCTATTTTGGGTTAGTCATGCTTAACGCTAATTGGTAAAACTGTAAAGTTTTTTTCCGAACACCTGTTCGATACGCAAATTCGGCTCGCTTGGACTGTCAGCGAGCCGAGCAGCTATTTAATCACAATAGAATAATTAACAAGGTTCTAATAGTATTTTAATAATACGCTATCATAGTTCTTCTTGTATAAATAGTAAAACCCCAATCCCGCAATTTGCAGGCTAAGAAAGAACTATTAAAATTTAAATTCAATTCTAAACAATAATATTTCATTTGAATCACTTCTTTCTTATTTTTTGCTATTGTTATCAACTCTTTTGTTATCAATGATTGTTTGTTTGTCCCTCATCAATGTTGTTCTTTTGTTGTGTATTTTTGTAGGTCAGTACATAGCGTTTGCTGACTGCGTGTCCGATGTAAATCTACACAACATTTCTTTGTATGGCCCCCGGGTGTATTTTGGGAAAAAATATTTTGAATTTTGTATTTTTGTTTTGCCTGGCACAAAAAATCTCCAAATAATTTTTTGATTTCGAAGTTACGAGCAAAGCTCCAAATTAATTTTTTATTATTCTATCTCCTTCAACCCATTCTCCCATATATAAGGTTTCCCATTTGGAGCGAAATAAGCTACCATATAACTTGTAGTATAGTCACTTCCCTGAAAATTTGCAGTATAGCTCCCGCCTATCCAATAAACAATTTTTGTCTTGTTATTATAATACAAATTATCTTCATCTGGTATCTGCGTAAAATCAGCAGCAATCTTCGCATCTTTCTTAGCAGTGTCATCTCCATCCCAAGAGCAACCACACCCGCTACATACAAAAACAATAGTCAATACTAATGTAAGTAAAATATATTTAATCTTTTTCATTATTATACCTCCAATTACCACCACATATATGGCATTAATGCACCTAATAGTTTCATAGTTTTTTTAGAAAAAATTTCTCTATGCTGATCTTTTTCAAGGAATTCCGCAGTTAAATAGTCTTCGCACATCCCGCATATAATATCAATAGCTTCACCTTGTGTTATTTTCTTTTTATTATAAGTAAATTTAAAATAAGATAAATCAACAAGAGTTATTTCTTTATACATCATAAAATGAGAGTAAAGCCATTCAACAAAAATAGCATCTAAATTCCAGGTTTCTCTTTCATCGAAACCATAATCTTTTTGTTGTTTTAACCAGCGGGAGGCGCGTTTATCTTTACCTTGTATAAAATTTGTTCCGTAATCTGTAATTGAAATTCCTAATTTATCAAGATATTTATTTCGTTGAAGTTTTACCTCTCGTTTAAATATTTTCATATGCGGGAACCCCTTTCTCTGCGCTTATTTAACCACTGTTCCATGTTTTCCTAAATTCTTCATTTTCATCACAAGTCTTTTTATAAACTGACTATCACTACTCAAGTCTGCTACTACGTAATCTGCGGTTTGCGCTATCTCATCTAATAGACGCTCTACATTTGAATTATAAATATATTCAACAGGAGCGCCATTATTATGCGCCCATATTTCTCCGAGTGGACGATTTGGACATAGTTTTGTGCTATTGGTAAAAGGGGCAGGAGTAATATCTGTTGTTCCTCCACATAATATAGAAAATAAATAGCATTGACTATCAGTGATTAATTTTTCCATTGTATTTGTTAATTTATTATAATCTTCAAATCCTACTATTATAACTTTCATATATTTTTCCTTTTTATAATTTATAATTTGAAGCGGTTTGCGGCGTTTGCGCATTTGCTGTATCATATTTTTAGTTCCGGATGATTCTTCATCCCAAAAGGCAAGTAAACAATCACCATAATCTGCCATTTTAGCATTTCTCATTATACCTGCGGACTTGCCATATCGATCCCAATCTGCGTTCATTATAGTTAACTTAATATGATTTTCTAAAGCGTAAACTTCACCACAACTGTCCGCACCTTTAGCACCTCCACTGACAATTTCAGTAATTAGAGATACCTCTTGTTCAAATTTCTTTAACACACTTTTCATCATATCATAATCATTAAATGTGCGGGAACCGGCAACAATAACCTTCATATATAAAATTCCTTTTCTTTATTTTCTATATATATTATAACATAATTTTTTAAATTTGTCAAATTTATACCTCAAAAAACTTGACAAATTAGAAAATTTTTGGTATAATATATATAGAGACTAATGAAAGGAGTGCCATTAATAAATGGAAGATAATGTAAATGCGGAAGGCACTTTATCTGAAGAAGACAGCTATATCAAAATGGACTGGAGTTTAGAAACACCAGAAGAAAGAAGAGATAAAGTACAAGAAATTATAGATAATACGCCTCCAGAAAGATTAACGCCATATTACCTAGGAAAAATGGCTGATTATATGCTTTATGCGATAGACAAACAAGAAAAGAAAAAAGGTCAAAAAAATAATATTTTAACAGATAATCATATGGTAACTGTTAATAAGCGGGAGATCTCATTTGAGGGCTTGACAGAAAAGTTAGAAGGAGGAGAGTCTGCGGTTCATAATATAATAACAAATGATAAAAATATTATATTTGCACCTAAAAAAGCAATTACTAAAAGAGATTTGGATGCAATTCCTTATTTGCGGGAGATGCGGAAAACAATTGGTAAATTAGTTGAATTATTAAAAACTAAAACAGGTAAAGAAGCTTATATCCTAGGACAACAAATAAAAGAATTAAGACAAGATCAATATATAATAAAAGAGAGTTTTTGGAGGCCCATTCGTTTTACTCATGCGATGAATCATGGGTCTACTTTTGGTATTGATTTATCTGAAGAAATTTCTATTGATAAAGAAGGAAATATTACTCATAAGGGTTTGATTAATTTATTTAACCCTAAACACGTTTCTGCATTATTGCAATATTATTCAAAATTAAAAGAAGATACCTATAGTAATTTTACAGATGATTTTCATTGGCTGATTGAAGATTTAGAAGTGTATATTGACAGAGCTTTAGAAGAAAAGTACCCTATGTATTATGATTTACTTATTTATAAAATTGATGGATTAAAAAATATTGATATTCAAGAAAAATTATTTGAAAAATATGGAATTAAACATTCTATTGAATATATATCTTCTTTATGGAGGAATAAGATACCTAAATTAATTGCGGAAGAAGCTGAGCGGGATTGGCTTATTTGGCATTATACAATAGAAGAAAAAGGTAATTGGAAAAAATGCACTTGTTGCGGAAAAGTTAAATTAGCTCATAATAAATTCTTTTCAAAAAATTCTACTAGCAAAGATGGTTTTTATAGTATTTGTAAAGAGTGTAGAAATAAAAAATATCAAGAAAATAAGGACAAAAGGAGATAATTTATAATATAAAATTTTATTAATATTATACAAATAAAAGTCAGGAGGTAAATGAATGGCTGAAACAAGATATTGTCCTAAGTGTCGAAAAACTATGGCTGAAAGTAATTTCTATACCTATAAAAACAAAGAAAAAGCTGAACTCTGTAAGGCATGTATGACAATGCATATTAACAATTATGATCCAAATACTTTTCTTTGGCTTTTGGAGAAATTTGATGTTCCTTGGATTGAACCAGAATGGAATATTTTAAGAGATAGAGCTTATCAAAAAGATCCTAATAAAATGAATGGTATGAGCGTTTTTGGTAAGTATTTATCTAAAATGAAACTTAAACAGTGGAATCAGTATGGATGGGCAGATACTGAACGATTAAAAGCCTTAGCCGATGAAAGGCGGATGGCGGCAGGTAATGGTCAAGCAGAGATTACTGAAGACAAAATTGCTGCGATGAAAGAAGCTATGGAGCGCGGGGAAATTAGTGAAGCTCAATTTCAAACTTATGCGTTGATTAATGAGCCAGAACCACCTTCTTATGAAGACCAGAAGAATGCGGGAGGTGATTCTCCATATCCAACAAATGGGGAATTTGCTCAAGTTGATTTACCTGATGTTGGCGCTGAATTAACTGAAGATGATAAAATTTATCTTGCTTTAAAATGGGGTAGATTATATCGTTTAGATGAATGGGTTGAATTAGAGAAAAAATATGAAGAATTTATGAATTCTTTTGATATACAAGGAGCAGCTCGTATTGATACATTAAAGATGATTTGTAAAACTTCTTTAAAAATGAATCAAGCTATTGATGCGGGAGATGTGGATTCATATCAGAAATTATCAAGAGTTTATGATGCAATGCTCAAGTCAGCTCGTTTTACTGAAGCTCAGATTAAGAAAGATGGAGAATCAGATTTTATTAATTCAATAGGTGAGATGGTTGCCTATTGCGAAGAACATGGTGGACAAATACCTAAATATGAAATAAAAGTTGATAGAGATATTGCAGATACAGTTTTAAGAGATAATAAAGAATATTTAAGTACGTTAGTAAAAGAAGATAAAGCATTAGCACAAGAGATTGAAGTTTATTTAAGAAATAAAGAAATTTCAGAACAAATGAAGAGAGATAGAGAAGAAGCTAGAGCTTTAGGAGTAGATCATCTTGAATTAAAAGAAGAAGACTATCAAGAATATTCAGATATGATTGAAGAACAAAAGGAAAAGGATAAACAAATAGAAGTGGGAGGTGCTGAAATTGAGTTTACAGAACCTTCTTGATTTATCTGTGAATGGAGATAATCATAAAACTGAATTATCTGAAGAGCGACTTGCTGCGCAAATGGATAATTTGCGGAATCTGATTTCTTTTTATAGAGAATATCCGGATCTTTTAATTGATTTTATGAAAGGTCCTGATAGCACTTTTCAATTTTATTTTTATCAAAGAGTATTCTTGCGGGCGGTGATGCGCCATAGATACGTTTATGCGACTTTTCCCCGAGCATATTCTAAATCATTTTTGTCTATGATGGCCTTGATGCTAAGGTGTGTGCTTTATCCGAATAGTCATTTATTCGTTACGACTGGCGGTAAAGAGCAGGCAGCTAGTATTACGATAGCAAAGATTGAAGAAATTTGTAAACTGATTCCCGCACTTAATAATGAAATCAACTGGGATCGTGGTGTTTCAAAGACATCTAAAGATGATGTTATTTATGTTTTTAAAAATGGATCCACTATAGATATTCTTGCAGCTAGACAAAGTTCTCGTGGTCAACGTCGTACTGGTGGTTTGATGGAGGAGTGTGTTTTAATTGATGGAGATATACTTAATGAAGTAATTATTCCTACTACAAACGTAGATAGATTATTGCCGGATGGGACTCGTCATAAAGAAGAAGTAGTAAACAAAAGTCAGATTTATATTACGACAGCCGGCTGGAAAGACTCATTCGCATACGACAAGCTGATAGAGATTTTAATACAAAGTATATTAGATCCTAATGAATCTATGATATTAGGGGGAACCTATGATACTCCTGTTGCGGAAGGTCTTTTAAATGAAGACTTTGTAGATCAGTTAAAATTATCAGGTACTTATAATGACGATTCTTTTGATCGAGAGTATAGAAGTATCTGGTCAGGTGACGTCGAAAATGCTTTTTACTCAGCTGAAAAATTTGATAACCATAGGTCATTACAACAGCCTGAGTATGAATATAGCGGACGTTCTTCTGCAAAAGCTTATTATGTAATTGGAGTCGATGTTGGTCGTACTAAGTGCGAAACTGAAGCTATTATTTTTAAAGTAACTCCGCAACCGCAGGGTGCCGCACTTAAATCTTTAGTTAATTTAGTTACACTTGAAGCTGAAGATTTTGAGCAACAAGCTATTAAATTAAAACAATTATATTATAAATATAAAGCAAGAGTGCTTGCAATAGACGCAAATGGTTTAGGTGTTGGATTAGTAGACTTTATGACTAAGACTCAAGTTGATCCTGATACAGGAGAAGATCTTATTCCTTTTGCGGTAGGTGGTGCTACTACAGATGAAATAACTCAACAATATAGAAAAATACATGGTAAAGGTGTAGAAGAAGATGCTATGTTTTTGATTAAAGCTAATGCACCTTTAAATACAGAAATGTATAGTTACGCGAAAATGCAAATGTTAAGTGGAAAGATTAGATTCTTAATAGACGAGGCTGCCGCAAAAACTAAATTAATGGGAACTAAAAAAGGTCAAGCGATGAATCCAGATGAAAGAAATGATTATCTTAGACCTTTTGTTCAAACGACTATCCTTAGAGAACAAATGTTAAATCTTGTAGAGGAAAATGAGGGAACTAACATTATATTAAAACAATATAATAGAACTACTCATAAAGATAAATTTTCTGCTTTTATTTATGGATTATATTTTATAAAAAGAGAAGAAGATAGGAGAGGCGGAAGGCGCGGTAATCGTTTTGCTAATATGATGTTTTTTAATTAAAATTTTTTGGGCAACGACTGTTAAAATAAAATGTTTAATTTTGATTTATTATCGTAAAGGAGAAAAGTTATGAGAGCTAGTCGTGGAGAAATTAAAATAGAAGATATTTTAAAAGTAAATAATATTTCCTTTCAAATGGAATATAGTTTTCCTGATCTAGTTTCAAGTTCCGGACGACCTCTGCGTTTTGATTTTGCGGTATTCGATGATGAAGGAGATATAGATTTTTTAATTGAATTTCAAGGTATTCAGCATTATGAACCAAAATCAAAATTTGGTGGTAAGCAAGGTTTATATCGTCAAAAATATAATGATCAGTTAAAAAGAACTTATTGTGCTAAACATGGATATACTTTAGTAACTATTCCTTATTGGGAAGAAAATAGAATAGACTATGATTATATATTCAAAGCTGCTGGTTATTAGAATTTGACAAACTCGAAAAATTATGTTATAATATATATAGAGTGAAAATATAGGAGGTGCTCAATTGCAAGAACAAGATAGACAAGAAGCGATTAGAGCTAAAGGATTTAATATCTATTCTGGTTCCATGAGAGAATCACTTCCGACAGGTTATCAAGGTTTATCAGTTACAGATTACAATAAAATTAAAGTTGGTATTAAACCATTAGATGATGCAATATTAAAATATGGTGACTTTAGAAAAATTAATGCTAGATTGGCTGATAAGCAAACAGTTCTTCAAGCTATTAATGATTATGATCTTAAAACAATGCGGGAGATTTCTAGATTATTTTATAGAATTAGTGGAATTTATGCACGCATATTAAGATATATGGCTTTTATGTATCGTTATGATTGGTATGTAACTCCTTATGTTAATAGTGAGTCTGTTAAGAAGGAAAAATTGCTTGATAGTTTTAGTAAATGTTTACATATATTAGATGTTTATGGTGTTAAAAAGAATTTAGGCGAAATCGCTTTAAAAGTATTATTAGATGGTTGCTATTTTGCATATAAAATTCAAACTACTCAAGGAATTGTTTTACAAGAATTATCTCCTAACTATTGTCGAAGTAGATTTAATTATGGCGGTAAACCTGCTATTGAATTTAATATGAAGTTCTTTGATGAACAATTTAGAGATACAGAACAAAGAATAAAAATATTAAAATTGTTTCCTGATGAATTTAGAAAGGGATATGAGTTATATAAAAAGAATAAGTTACCCCCAGAATTCATGGGAGATTCAAGCGGATGGTATTTATTAGATCCTAAACAAACAGTAATGTTTACCGCAAATGGAGAATTATATCCAGCTTTTATATCTGTAATACCTTTAATTCTTGACTTAGATGAAGCTCAAGGATTAGATAGAAAAAAGACTTTGCAGAGATTGTTAAAAATTGTAGTTCAAAAGATGCCATTAGATAAAAATGGTGAATTAATATTCGATGTAGATGAAGCACAGCAATTACACAATAACGCAGTTCAAATGCTCAGTCGAGCTATTGGTGTAGATGTATTAACTACTTTCGCAGATGTCTCTGTTGAAGATATGACTGAGTCAAACTCCTCCGTTCAAGCTGATGATTTGCAAAGAGTGGAGAGACAAGTCTTTAATGAAGCTGGTGTATCTCAAATGCAATTTAATACAGATGGTAATATTGCATTAGAGAAATCAATTCTTAATGATGAAGCTACAATGTATAATTTATTATTACAATTTGAAGGCTTTTTAAATGAATTGATAGAACCAATGAATAAGAGTCCTAAAAAAGTTGAATTTAAAGTTCAACTTTTAACAACGACTATTTATAATTATAAAGAACTAGCTAAGATGTATAAAGAGCAAGTTCAATTAGGTTATTCTAAAATGTTACCTCAAATTGCTCTTGGTCAGAGTCAAAGTAGCGTATTAGCAAATGCTTATTTTGAAAATGAAATTCTTGATTTAGTTAGTTTATTTATACCACCTATGAGTAGTAATACAATGAATGCAGATGCATTACAAGCTCATAATCAAACGCGGAAAGGCGGCTCTGATACCGCTAAAGATACAGGTAATGGAGACGGGCCTGGCCGCAAAGAATTGCCAGATGATGAAAAATCAACTAAAACAATTCAAAATAAGGAAAGCTCAAATTAAGGAGGATAATGATGGGAAGAATGAGTGTTGCTACAGTATCTTCTCCAGAATTTATCAATATTACTTCAATGAGTCCTTTCGCTTCAAAGTGTGAGATTAAAGTTTTTTATTTAGGTAAAAATCGTAATGGATCTTGCATTACTAAAGAGGTAGCCACTCAAATGGCGCAAACCTTACCGGGATGTCCAATTGTTGGTTACTTTAGTGAAAATCAAGATGACTTTAGAGATCATGGAGAACAAGTTATTATTGATGGAGATGGAGTTAAATTTAAATGTTTAACAACCCCTTATGGCTTTGTTGCTCCAGATGCTAAAGTTTGGTTTCAGGATTTTGAAGATACAGATGAATTTGGAAATACTGTTGTTCGTACCTACCTTATGACACAAGGTTATCTTTGGACAGAGCAATATAAAGAGGCTCAAAAAGTTATAAATGAAGGTCGCCCGCATTCAATGGAACTTGATGAATCAACATTAAAGGGACATTGGTCAACAGACTCTAATACGGGAATTGACTTCTTTATTATAAACGATGCAATTTTTTCAAAATTATGTATTTTGGGTGAAGATGTAGAGCCTTGTTTTGAAGGATCTCAAGTAACTGCCCCTGATGTAAGTGCTACTTTTTCATTGGATGAGAATTTTACCAATACATTATTTTCTATGATGAAAGAATTAAAAACACTTACATATTCATTGAAAGAAGAACAAAAAAACAAAGGAGGAGAACCGATGCCAGCAGAGGAAAATGTAGCACAGGAGTTACCTCAGACTGAGGAACAGTTCACAAATACTGAGAATACTAATAACGCTCCTGAGCAAGACACCTCAAATGAAAATTTTTCAAAAACTGAGGACAAAATTAAGCAAACTTCCAATAACGAAAATCAAAATAATATAGAAGATGAGTTTGCAAAGAAAAATGATGATGAAAAAGACGATGATAACAAGGATAAAGGAAAAGGTTCTGAAGATGAAGGAAAAACTTCAGAAGAGGATGATGAAAAGAAGAAAACAAATCATAGTCTTGAAGAAAAGTTTGCATTATTAATGCAAGAGCATAGCGAACTCAAAGAAAAATTTTCTGCTCTTGAAAAAGAGAATAAAGATTTGCTTGATTTTAAGAATAAAGCAGAAAATAAAGAGAAGGATGCTTTGATTGAGAGTTTTTATATGCTTTCTGATGAAGATAAGAAAGATGTAATTGAAAACAAAGCTAACTACTCATTAGATGAAATCAAGTCTAAGCTTGCTATTGTTTGCTTCGACAAGAAAGTAGATTTTAATCTTAATCAAAAAAATGAGACTAAGAATGAGATTCCATTAACTTACACTCAAGAAGAGACTGAGACTCTTCCCGCATGGGTAGCAGCTGTGGTAGCTCATGAGTCTAAGGAATAATTAAAGGAGGAATAAGAAACATGGCTAATTTTACACGCCAAAAGTATGGTCAGGTAGAACCTAATCAACTTTCTGCTCAGAAAACTGGTCAGATTTATGCTAGTCTGCCTCTTGATGCAGAAGTTAATGTTTTGCAGAATGGCGAATTCATGTATTATGATTACGCAAATGGTTCTGTAAACTGTGGTAAAGCTGCTAGCGTTGAGGCTGGTACAG